TCTATGTCTAGTGTGATGAACATCTTAACCCTAATCATCATACACCCCTTCTACTTCATGGATTAGTTTATCCAAGTACCAACGGGCTTTCTTTAAGTCTTGCGTCCCATTCTTGTAGCGGTAACGCCATAGGTATTTCATTATGTTACCCTGCAAATAGAACTCAAAACCCTCACCTGTTGCCGCAGCAAGCGCATCAATACACTCTACACCAGATGCATTGTAATGTGGTGGGCTGTTCACCATGTCCACGTTACCATATACTTCTTTGGCTGACTGCTCAAAGGCATCCTCTTGTTGTTTAGCCATCTGCTTCATAAATTGTTCATGCCTCATCTGCATCATGCACTCCCTTCTGTCTTTGTGTTAAAGTTTAAATGAACTACATTATCTTCATACGTTTTTTCTACTGCCGTATCGTTCTCTAGTTGTACCTCAATATCTAACTCGTTGTCAAGAGTAGACGTAACATAATCATCCACTAAGTTTCTTATGCTCTCATCTTTTTCCATTAGGGGAACCGTAGCACACATCATCTTAATAAAGTGTAGTACCTGCCCATAGTCATCATCATTCATAGGGTTGTCAGGGAATGACAGTATGGATATATCAATCTCCCCATTCCACGTACCATCATCATCTGCAAATGGGCGTACTCGTATCAGGAAGTCTTCGTCTTCTAGTCTATCTACAAACTCTTTCTTACTCATGCTTATCTCCTTTTTACTTTAGTACCATTAAACTTTATAAAGGTTCCGTGTTTGTTCTTACCCTTCTCCTTTAACCAATCCTCTGGAATGATTCTATCATAACATCTAAAGCCGTGCTTCTCACACCACTCACCATAGGTAGACTTAGCACCCTTACGTAGCTTAGACTTGCTACTAGTAAACACAAACCTAATGTCTAGTTTAGGATGTTGCTTCTTAATAGCAAGATGTTTGCGTCTGTCTGCAGCAGTAAACATACCCTTAGTTTCTATTATGATACCGTTATCTAATACAAAGTCAGGAGTATAGGTACGGTAGGCTAGGTCTTCCCACTCAATCTTCATACACTCATACTCGTAATTAATATTACGTTCATCAAGGTATAAAGATACTTTGTGTTCCAACCCGCTACGATACCCATACTTCTTAGCGGCTCTGTATGCCTTATGCTTCACGTACATCTCCAATGTATGACACTACAGGTGGTGTCTTAGCTTTAGACATTACAGCAGAACGCTCTGTAAGGTTGTCCCAGCAGTCATGCCTGTAGTTACAGAACTTACACCCATCATTGAGACGCATGTTACCTGTAGCTGTACCCCTGAAGGTCTCAGGTACTGGTTCAAAACACCGTTCAAACACATTGTTATTGATTGTGTCAGCAGTGGTTTGAATCTTAGCAATCTCTTCATCTAGGTCAAGGCCAGTAGCAGGTACATACTTGAACTCGCCATTGGCTTTGTTCACTACCCACCAACCACCAACCTTTTTGCCAGACGCTTTAGCATAGCCAGCAAGCTGTGCCACATAACCGAAGCCATCTCCTGATGCCAACGTATCATATGATTCAAACTTGTTTTGATAGGACCAGTTAGACGCTGACTTAACATCGTCCACAGCACCGTCAATAACAATGTCATATGTGCCATTAACTTTGTCATTATCCAATTCCAGAGTAACGTGTTCCGGCTCTTCATACTGTACTCCTGCTGATTTTAATAGTCCTTTGAAGACAGCTTCAACGATGTCTCCAAGCATCATGTTCATCATAAATGTGGTGGGGAAAGGTAAAGCAACTTCCGGCTTGTTCTTGTCATACCATAGCTGGCAAGTGGGGCGACCCACATTAGACATACGTAACCGGAAGTCTCCTCGTGCCTTACCCCCACCGAACTGACGTTGTAGTGCTTCAGATACGTCACCAGCTACCTGCTGTATAACGTCATCTGACATAACACTCTCACCTTTAACAGCACTATTCATGTACTGATGAAGAGCCAGTTCAGCGGGGTGGTTCATTACGCTACCTCTTCTTCTATTTCGACATCAACAATACCGTCAACATCTAAATCATCTAAGTCAGTATCGTGCTTGCTTACAGCCTTCTCTGCATAGGTGTTGATGATGTATGTATTGTAGTTCTCAATCCAAGACATGAAGTCAGAGAACCTGTTCTGGTCATCCTGAGACAACTCAACTGTCTTAGTAATGTCCAGTGCTACTACAGGTAGGTAGAAGCTACTACCATTAGGTAGCTTACGCTCTTCTGTCTGTGCTGAAATCATGTGTTGCACAGGTAGACGCTTCATCTTAGCCAGCTTGCTAAAGCAATTACCAACTTCCTTGAATGCATCACGGTTGTCAATCTCCCAGATGAAAGGTGTAGTCTGTACTTCTACAGAGTTACCACTAGCATCTACAGGCTCAATCAAATCAACTGTACCAAGCACTACACGAACACGCTTGATAGACTTGAGTAAGTCCTTAGTCGCATCTGGTAGTGACTTGTAGTCTTCAATCCAGCCGGATGGTTTACCACAGTTAAAGCCACCATCATTATCTTTCAAGTCCATGTTAAGGTTATCGGACATGACAGTTTTAACGTAGCGATTAGGTGTGTTACCATTAGCCATGACAAACTTCTTATACATGAAGCGTTGCATGAAGGCACGAACCTTGATGTCTTTAGCGTAGTAGGTAGGACCATCTGGAATCTCCAGCTTGTAGTGTCCGCCTTCAACTACTTCCATGTTCACACGCTTACCATTTACTTCAGCCTCACCCATGATAGGTGTGTGATGTATGCGTAGTCGTGCTAGAGTACTAGCTTGTTGCTTCTTACTCGCACCTTCATGGGCAATACCCATTGCTTGTGCCATCTCTGCGTAGTTGTTAGTGTCGATTGTTGTAATTTCGGTCATGTATATATCTCCTTTTCCGAGTTCAGTTTCATAGTTATATCAGGTTACATCCACTACGTCAAGCCAATTATCTCCTATTTTTGCTTCTAATAGTAATGGAACATTGAACACCACACCCCAGCGGGACGTGATGAGGGAAGGTAATGCCTCGTTAGCCTGTGCTATGATGTCTATAACCTGCTGTTCTTCATCAGGATGTACGTCAATCACAACGCTGTCATGCACAGAGTTTACTACACAGCTATTCATATTACGTAGTAGCTTGTCAATGTGTAGTAACGAGATGGGTACAATGTCTGCCGTAGCAAACGACTGCACCGGATAGTTCTTAATCTGAGTAAAGAATGATACTGTACCATTAGCCCTACGTACTACGTCAGGGAAAGCAAACTGCCTACCTGATGGTGTAGATATGTGCCTAGTGTTTACAGCTTCTTTAGCCAGTCGGGAATGCCAAGCGGCAACCCCTTTGTACTTCTTGTTGAAGTGTTCATAGTACGCCGCTTCTGCTTTTGTTCTACCATACCCTGATGCCCCATAAAGCGGGGCAAAAGTGTGCGCCTTCGCATCCTGTCTACTCGTAGGCTGACCAGCATCGGTAATAACTTTAGCGGTGTATGCATGTACATCAAATCCAGTAGATACTTCTTCAATTGCTACCTCATCTTGTGATAAAAATGCAGCGGCCCGAAACTCAAGCTGTGCCATATCAGCTTCCATTATCTTGCCGCCATCGAATCGTGACACAAATACTTTCTTAACAGGAAACGTACCGCCACGGGGCATGTTCTGCATGTTAGGGTTAGCACCAGACAGGCGACCTGTCGATGTGCGGTGTTGTAGTAGGCTGACATGCAACCTACCATCTTGCTTAGTGTATGTCTGTATGCCATCAACGAATGACGATAGGTATGTATCTACGGCAGAAAGCCTACGTACCTTACGTAAGAAGTCAACGGCATCATCCATACCCTTGGACTTAGCAATGGACTCAAGTAACTCAAGGTTGCCCTTGCTTGTACTGAAACCATTAGCACTTGCCCACTTAGCAGAGGGCGGCTTGAACTTTAGTCCAGCCAAGTTTTTACTAGGTATAAGATTATACCCAGCCCCACCACAATGTGGACACTTATTAGTGTTGGTAAATGGACTTCCATCTTTCCTCACCTTTCTTATCTGTCCCGTACCATTACACTCACGGCACTGAGAGGCAGTAGTCTTATACATACGCTCTGTACCACCAGCCATAAGGCTACGGAAGTCTGCATCAGCCATGTATGGGTCAATAGCATTACCCCAATAGGGCTTGTCCAATACCTTACGGCTGTAGATAACCCAAGACAATTGCTCTGGGCTATTGAGATTGATAGGCGTGTCACCCATCAGAGTGTGTACGTGAGCCTGTAAGTCAGTGACAAGCTGTTGCTTCTCCTGCTCAAACTCTGTACGCACTTTATCTAGTGCAACTAAGTCTACCTTGAAGCCTCGCTGATAGATACGTGCTAGACACACAGCTACCTCATTGCTGAGTGTAACAGTAGGCATAAGCATTGCATCATCCTGTGTGTTGAGGCGATACATTAGCTTGTCAGACAGTTGCTGTGTAGCATGTAAGTCAGCAGATAGATACTCAGATAACTCAGCATGTGGGATGTCTCGTGTAGAGTATCCCTGCTTGAAGTATTCTTTCAGTGTGTCCTGCTTCTTAGTGTCTAACTCATACCGTTCAGCACATGCCTCAAGAGATAGTGGTTCCTTCTGACCACGTTGCAGTACATACTCACCAAGCATTGTATCAAACACAGGGCCATCATACTTGAAGCCGGATTCCCATAGCCATAGCAAGTCATATGCGGCGTTGTGCATAATGAGTACGGTAGATTTGTCTAGCCACTTCTGAAGCAGGTTGTGTCCGTGATACGTATGCTCACGCTCACTATGGTCAAAGGTAATCAAGTCTTCCTGTCCTTGGTCAGTCAACACACCAACCATAGTCAGTGAGTTGTCAGGCTCAAATGGGTCAAGGTGCATCTTACCATCACGCTTGGTGACAGTGTTCTCTACGTCTAGTGTCAGCTTCATCCTTCATACCTCGCTGTCAGATAGTCCAACTCACAGTTCACCATACCGTGCCAGCCATTCAGCTTGTTCTTGACGATATTCATGTGACGTAGTGGGCTATCTTCTTCTTGTCCTTCAACTGTTGGCGACTTGCCAATCAGTATCATCAGGTCAGCCTCTGCCGCCTTACCAGTACGGGAGCCTTCCATCATGGACTGGTTAAGTTGTGACCGTCCTTCT